AAAGATTTTATTAAAACAATTGAGGAAATGAAAAAATCCGTCAAAATTGTGGAAAAAAATGTCAAAAAAGCGGAAAAAATTGTCAAAGAAGCGGATATTATCGCTCCAAAAAAAAAAAAAGTCCAAAGTGTGAAGAAACCGAAAGCAGTTCCGAAGAAGAAAGCAGTAGCAAAGAAACAACCAGCAAAGAGAGGAAGACCAAAGAAGCAATAAATAAATGTCTAATTCCGATTAATATTATAAATAATTTCTTGAATTCCGCCACTAAATACGACATAGCGAAGAATAGGGAACAATATAGGGATTTATACGAAGCAATTAAAGGGTTTGATTTCTACCCAACACCACCAGATGTTGCGCTACATTTATATAAAAAAGTTATTAAAACAGAGGGCGAAGATGCGCGAATATTAGATATTGGTTCAGGTTTGGGCGCTTTATCTATTCCATTTATTAAATCGGGAAAATTCAATAAATTATTTATGGTTGAAATCAACCGAAGTTTTCAAAAATATCTCAAATGTTTTGAAGCAATCGAAGGGGTGAAAGTTGCCGAAGAAAATATTTTTGAAATTCCATCTGAAAAATTTAATGTCGATACTATCATTACTAATCCACCATTTGACGGAACATTATATTTGAAATTTATTCTTAAAGCAGTGGATATTTTACTATCGTCAAAAGACGTCAGGGGTAAGGATTTATACTTGCCGACTTTTTACGTAATATGTCCTTCGAACTTTCCGAGTGTTTCAATATCGAAAAAAACGATTGTTGATTTTATTAATGATGATAATATAAATAATAAATGGTTTTTTGAAGATATACTACAAAATGGTAATTTCAAAGTGTCCGATATATTCCGACAAATTGATAATTTAGGGGATATTAAAGGGTTTAAAGGTATGAACAACAGGGGGAATATAGTAGATATTAAAGTCCCCATTTCAATATTTTCAATTATAATTTAATTATATCATTTCATTATATATGTCAAGCATTAAAAAAATATTTGACGCTGTAAATTATGTAGGTGGGGCATCGTCGGCATGGACTGATTATTTAAAGGGTAATAAATCCATATTTAAGGGAGAAACTAATAAAGAAAGATTGCAAAGGATAAGCAACCAATACGGAGATTATAAAAATACACGAGATATTACGGATAAATTAGATGAAATTAATAAAACATTAGAGAAAACAATTGAAAAATTAAGGTTAGGCGTTCCAGTGTCGAGACAAGAAATTCAACAAGTCGAAACACAATCCTACAATATACCACCACCCCCTCCGTTTATTCCTAAACATAAACCAATTGAAAAACCAGTTGATTTTTCGAAATTAACGGGTTATGAGGCGGTATTAGCGGAAATGAGACAAAAACAAGCAGAAAGGGCGGAAAGAATGAAAAACCAAACGGGGGGTGGAATACGTAAGGTTAGGGTTGGAGATTACGTATTTATTATGAAAAAATAACTAATATAATATTGTTCTACTCCAAGTGATGATATTCCCATATATTTTTTTCATTTTCTCGTAATGATACACCGAACGGGTAAAATCGGGATGTATAATATCGCGCCAATTCGGGGCATTTATTGCGGATGCTATTATATCCTCCGTATGTCCTGTCATTCTTTTTAATTGAGTTGTTGATAGTTCTTCACCTTCTTCTCGTTCTTCTTCCACGAATTCCTCCATAAATTCATTTAAATATTCGGTAATATAAATTTGATGTTTATTTTTCATTTCTTTCATCACATTCTCGAATTTCTTTTTATGTTCTATCTTGTGAATATTATTGACTTCTTTCATTATCTTCTGCGTTAAATAGATATTACCTAACTTTTCATTTAGGACTTGTTCCATCATATAGTATATTGAGAAATTTAATTTGAAGGGTTTGACAGATTATAATATAATGTAATATTATAATATAAATGTGTGATATTTGCGGTTGCCCCGTTAGTAATGAATATAAATGTATTAAAAATCACGTATTTTGTGATGAATGCGTAAATGAAAATGATATTTTTGACTTCCCTTGTATATGTTGCGAGATTAAGGGTGAAAATGACAGAGATAAAATAATGAGTTGTATTCATCGTCTTGAAAATGATGAAAATAAACATATTATTAAAAAATTAAGACGTTATATTATGAAAATTTTTTAAACTATTTTTTGCTCAATATTAATGACTATTTGATAATCATTATTTTTATTCTTTTTAAATTCATAATCTTTTATAATTGGTTCTACTGTTAATACTTTAATATAATCATATTCTGACACGGGGGGGAACATAATTAATCGAACCTTTACAGGTTTCTTCTTAAACCAAAACATATATTATATGGTTAGATATTTATAAATAATACGTTTTCAAGGGGTTTAAATCGTTTGTTTCATAAATTCCCATCTTTTACGTTTCAAATCGTTTTTTTTCCTTCTTTTCTTCCAAATCTATATTGTATCAGACTACGGTGTCTATCCCATCTAAACGTATTAATTAAAAAATGCGTTTTCAAGGTTTTAAAAATAGAGATAATGTTTTACAATAAAAACTCAAAACTAGACCATTTAAAGCGATGTTCCACTAACGCCTCAAATACTATATAGACAGGCGTTAGTGGAACATCGACTTAAACCCCTTCGCTTTAGGGTTTTTTATTCTGTTTCAACTTTAAAGGTTCGCGCTTCTCTTTGTTTTATTACATCTTCAATTTTTCCCATTGTGCTGAATGTATATTTATATTCCACTCCTTTACCATTTCTCGCTCTTTTTCCATTGATGTTCAATAAATAATTTGATAGAATACTATTTAATGTTGATAGTATGCGTTCTCCCGATGTTTTCCGTTTATCCATATTAAGGGTTTTATAATCATTAATTAAATTAATCATATTTTCTCCGTCATATACTTCCTTCATAATTTCCTTCTCTTCGTAAATGTTGTCAATACCAAGCATTTTGAGCATTTCGCGTATAATTGAAATTCTTTTATGTTGTTTAATAATATCATAATATTTGCTTCCATCACTAACCATTTGAATGTAATTTTTAATGTATTTGTCATCAGTTATGGAGAGATGATTATATATATTGCTTATTTTATCGGCATAAAATAATACCCTCTCTTTATCTTCATCCGTTAGACTTTTATTATTTAATCCCAGATGGTAGCATATAATATATTTATTAATTCTTTCTTTATCATCTTCAGTTGCTTCTCCGTTCTTTTGCTTCTTTAGTAAATCCTCAATATCAATTTTAATTTCTTCGTTTAGTATTTCGGGTTTTATCTTTTCGATTTTCTCTACTTTATATAGACTTTCCATTATTTCCCCTTCATATTTTACGAATTCCTTATTTTTCGCTTTCCCCATCTTTTTATAACAATGAAACAAACAATACATATTGTTCATTTCTTCCCGTCTATTATGTATTTTGAGTATATCGAATGGTTTTAATTCATCCTCTTTCTTTTCGGTTGTTTGTTTATAATCTTCTTTAATTTCATTAAATGAAAATTCATATTTTCCCCCTTTGTCCCCTTTGTTAATATATATAATTGTTTCATTGTTGGTGTAATATCTAACCCGTTGCTCCATTTGGTTTAAACTTCTGTATGAGCAACTACCAGAACAAGCAATTATAAACATTCTATCGAAATGCTCAAAGTCAAAATTAACCCCGCTTTCGATTGTTGGAGTATATATAAGGCAATCCAAGTTCTTCCACATTTCAATATTTTTAAGTGCTTCTCTTTTCTTTAAATCATCAGTTGTTCCCGTGTATATTTCCACTTTTTCCGTTTTCTTCTTTACCATTTCAAAATATTGTTTTGCTTTCTTCGCTGATTGTGAAACAATAACTATTTTTTCCCCGCTATCGAGTGCTTTATTTACGGCATTTTCGAATACATTAATGTCATTTACTTCCGTATAAGTTCTTTTTAATGGTTTAATTGTATTTTCATATATTCTATATGGTTTATTAATAGATTTTATGAAATCTTCACATCTAATATGTAAATCACCGTCAAGGCATATAATCTTTTTAGAGTTATCGCATAGTTCCCGTAGTTTATTGAATATTTTTTGAGATTTTAGGTATTCCTTCTCTATAAGGGAAGAAGTAATATGATTTAATACGCTTTCTAATTCATCCAATATAACTAAATCGTAATAATCACCCATTTTTAAGATGCTGTCGATTTGAATAATTAAGCGTTCCGCTTTTTCCAAGTTTTCCCCTTCAAGATAATGCGTAAATTTAAAATCTTCGAAATCTTTATGAATTTGTTGTTCGAGAGTTCGGCGATATGAAATATACGCTATTTTTGGAAACTTTCCAGATTTTATTATATCACTTAATAGATATGTTTTACCGCTTCCATATGGTGATTTAATGGCGAATATATCGAAATTAAATATATTTTCTTCTTCATTCATCCAATCCTCCATTGCTTCCTGTATTCTTTCACTTTCACCCACATATTTACTCTCGAATTTATATGATGTTATGTATTCGGTGTTTATATCGTTGTATTTTTTTAATATCTTCTTACTTCCACTTTTTCCGCATTTTCTGATGTAATAAAACATTGACGCCATACTGATATTTCCTACTTTGGAATATTTCCATATATTGTTATTATTTACGGCATTATATCCCTTATAGAGACGGCATTTATCATTAAATACTTTATAACATTCTTCGCTATTGTTTAGGTTCTTTATAACCTTCGAAAGTTGGCGGAATTCATCATAATTATCTGGAATATCAATATATTCGAGTAGTTCTTTAATGTCATTGACTTCACATTGTTTAACGAATTCTTGACGTGTTGTTAAATACGCATTAGGTGGCATTTCTCTATGTCTTTTAACTGCTTCTTCATAAATTAAATCATAAATTGATTTTGGAATATGTTGAATTTTTACGGTTTTACTTAATGGGTAGTTGCTGGTGTAGTTCTTTGTTGGAGCACATATAACAAATCCACCATTTACGAAAACATCGACTGTATAACCTCCGTTATTTATTATCGCCCCGTTTCCCGTTTTAACTTTAATATATTCATTATATTCGTTATCATTCATATAGAAATATAAATGTTTTCCTCCGCTTTGGGTGGTTTCTTCTATTGTTTTGATTTCTCCCCCGTATTTCTTCATAAATTCTAATCCATTACCTCCGTGCTTAATATCAACATCGATACAAATAATATATTTGTTATTATCATATTTAGTATTCTGAAAAAATGAAATTGCGTATGCGTTATCATCAACTCTGAATACAGTCTCTTTTATCTCTTGATGTTTTACGGGTGGTTTTATTATTTTCGCCCCATCCTTATACTCAACCTTTAGAGTGAAGAAAACAAAAGGTAAATTTTCCATCTCCTATATTATAGTAAAATATATTTTTTTTATATATATTTATATAAAAAAATGTGCGTTTAAAAAGTTTAACTCAAAACTAGACCACTTAAAGCGATGTTCCACTAACGCCTGTCTATATAGTATTTGAGGCGTTAGTGGAACATCGACTTAAACCCCTTCGTTTTAGGGTTTTTATAGATTATTACAATTTTTAGTATGTTTCTTGCTTCTTTTGTGTTGATATAAATCGGTGTAGTATTTATCACCGCAACAATGGCATATTCCGCCTTTTGCTTGTTTATATATTTCTTTCTTATTTTCTCCGTTTTTCTCTTTCCATTCTTTATATGCTTCTTTTAGTTTCAGTTTGTATTCTTCGCCTTTATCTTCCAACCATTTTATGTATTGCTCCCGTTTAATCTTTCGATATTCTTCAATGGTTATTCCTGAATATTTCATTCTTCTATATAATATGAAAATATATTTTTTTTTATATTATTTACGCTTTATTCAGAAAAACCGATGCGGATTGAACAAATGTATTATATATTATATTAAGACAGCAAGACGGGAAAAGACGGGATTTTTTAACTTCTTTATAATCTATATATTTTAACTTTTACCTATCGGGGCAATCGCCACTTTTAAAAAAAATGACTTTTTTATAATCTCTTTATATTTCCTGTCTTATCCTGTCTTGCTGTCTTAATATAATATATAATAGGGATAAATAGACTTTTTATACTAAAACATCAAAACCAATGGAGATAAAGCGAGTTTTTCACAAGACAGCATATTTTTTAGTTCCTGTCTTTGTATAGAAATAATCATATTATAAATCAAAAATAATATGTATTTTTAAATTCATTGTAAATCGGATATTTTAGGGCATTCTGTGAAAATATTTATAATGTATTCTTCTGCTTTCATTCGTTTTGAATTTATGGGCGCAATATTTACATTTCAATCGTAGATTACCAAACCACAATGTCAATTTTTTTATAATATCGCATAAATCATTTGAAACTATACACTTATAACCATCATCTTTATATGCTTTTATTACTTCAATTTGTGATGGTTTTAATTCTCCATTCCCTTTTGGTGTTTTCAATTCAATCACCAACCCACAATGATGTTTTGAATGATTATTTATAATAATGTCGGGTTGTCCTCTCCTATATCCCATTTTATAACTTTCAATTCGTTTTTCTGATGTGTCCTGTAATTCACCTAATGGAGTAGTTATTTTTAAATGGTATTTCTTCTCATATTTTCTTAAAAAATCTATAATTTCCTTTTGGAGTGATGCCTCATTTGTTATATATAGTTCGTGGTTTTTTCTGATATATTTCGGTCTCAATTCATATTGTCCGTTCTTTCTAATTGATGGTAGAACTTCGGATGTTATCCAATGTTTAAAGTCCCTCGCCTGTTCTAATTTACTTCCAAATATAAGGGCATACATTCCGCTTTCGTTTATAAGTGTTCTAAAACCACCCCCGTGTTTCACCGTAGTGCATTTATCTTCATCGAAAACGTGAGCACGAACGGCATCTTCTGGTCTTGCGTATCCCAACATAATAGCAACATCTCTACCCCTAAATAATGGTTTTTCTATAGTTCCATAAACACTTAATGACTGATTATTGAAATTAAAAGTTTTTATAATTTCCATTTCCTATATATTCTATACAGAAAAAAAAACATAATGTATTTTTATATATATATTCTATACATAAAAATTATTTATTATTCAATTCGTTTTTCTTTCGATAGTATCTATCTAATGATTGTTTTTTCTTTTTTTCTCTGAATACTTCATCATTTTGATATTTAGAAATGAACCATTTTTTATGAACGTCATTAAGGCGTTTTCGTTTTTCATCAATAGTAGTATCCATTATATAGTATAATATAGAAATAAATTCTATACATAATAAAAATCTATCTTTTTTAGTTTTATTATGTCCAGAATATTATAAAATACTCTGAAGCGTCCCCGTTATATGCTGGGTGAAACTCTCAATATATAATTAGAAATATTTTCTAATCTTCGAAAACTATATTATATTTAAATTTACGTATATTATTGTATTTCTTCCTTGTTAGTCTTCGGGTTGAATAGTTAATAATAGTTTTATAAAAATTAATCATCACTTCGTGAGTTAATAATGCGAATATTATGCCAATTAATGCCCCTAATATATTAGGGTCTATCATAAACCTATAAAATAGGGTTATATATATTATAATAGCAACTCAAAAATAATATATTCGTTTATAATATAATCAAAATGTCAGTATTCAAAGCAAGCACGGGCAACCCAATGGAAGATGTTGAAATGTTTTCAAAAATGCGTGCAGTTGTTAATGAGATTAACAAACTACGGGAAGTTATCGGAGAACCAATGGCGAGAGTGTCGGACTTGATTTGTGAAAGTATCGAAGAATACACAGTAATAAATGAATATCGAAAGTCGAAAATTAACTACCAACTCCAGAAACTCGCACAATTAAAAAAACTATGTAAATTTAGCGCGTAATTAAAACGTAATATGGTAGGCAATTTTAATGTCTTTTAATTCCTTGTCTTCATTATTTTTAACAAATAATGAGAAACAATTTGAATTTTCCGCATCTTGAACTATTGAACATTGAACGTTTGCGACGGAAGAAAATATAATATTTGCGGATAGAATATTCCTAATTGGTCGAAAGTCTTTCGGTTTGATTTTGAATATACAGACTTCATAAGGTTTAATACTATCGAATAATTGGACAGTGTGGTTTTCTTCATTGTTTGTAGGGTTGAAAACTTCCCGAATTATGTGCCGTGGAGCGTCAAACCTTATGCTTTCCTTCTCTATAATTGGTTTTACTTCAGGTTTTACTTCAGGTATTACTTCAGGTTTTACTTCAGGTATTACTTCAGGTTTTACTTCAGGTTTTACTTCAGGTATTACTTCAGGTATTACTTCAGGTTTTACTTCAGGTTTTACTTCAGGTTCAACAACTTCCATTGGGAAAACTTCGCCCTTCTCGGGTTGTATGTTTTCATATGCCCTATTGAAAAATGGTTTCGGGTCGTTTTTTACGTTCATAATATCTATCGCATCCTTTAATTCTTTGATAAAAAGGGTTGGTTCGTGTGTCCGTTTAATGTGAATTCGTTTCATAAGGTATATATTATATTTAGAAGAAAAAATAATTTTAAAGTGTTTGGACAATCTCCGCGGAAGCATGAACAATTGTGGCGGAATTTGCGGGGTCTGCTATCGAAAATTGATAAGATGCCCCTAATTCGTAAGTTGTGCCACGTGTAAAATGAGCACCGCCATTATTTGCCATAACATAAATAGGGCGCACAATCCAATTTCCAACATTTAATGGTATAGCAAGAGGTGGAACTGTGTAGTGGTTATCTCCAAAAATCATAATGTCGAAAGTAGTGGCGGATACGGGGAAAAATTTATAATATGTGTTATATTCCCCTAATTGTGAAACAATCGTTTCATTACCCGTGAATGTATCATTTATCAGAGTATGAGGGACACCATCAATTGTAAATATTACTTTTGTTGTGGTAGATGTAGTATTTAATACTGAAATGAAAGCGTGCCCGTTAGTTTTAATAACATTGTAAGGTTTCCCAAATAGCATTTCATCAGTCAAAATCTTGCTCCCTTTGAAACCCGTGGTATTAGGAACAATTGAAAATTCCGCGTCGGTGTTAGAAAATGAGATAGGAGTACCGAAAATCCAAAATTTTTTTGCGTCATTAACATTCAATGTGTAATCATTTACATCGAATAAATTTCTAATAGACATTTTATACTATTAGAAAACATTTTAATAATTTGTAATAATTAAATGTATCACATTTTGATGTGATGCGTCATATTTTTTATCATATTCTCCTTTTATGAAACCCTTGAAAATATAAGAAGTCAGGGCGTTTTTGTTAATAATAAATAAAATCTTACATTTCGCAACTTTCAAAAACTCTAAAATATCTAAATATACGCCCCCCACTTCCCGCCCGTTGTCGTTATAACTTTTATTAAATGATACAAGATACGGCGGGTCTAAAAATACAAAAACATTTTTATTATTAATAACTTTTTCGAAAATTTTTAAATAATCATCATTCATTAATTTAATATTCTTTTTAGTGAAAAAATCAAGAACTCCTGAATATTTTTTTATATTCGTTGTAGATGCCATAATTTTTTCGCACGTTTTAGAAGCACATTTATAATTAATGCCCATTATACCAGTTCTCATTTTCGATATTCTCCGTAATAAAAAATCATCATATTTATTCAAATCTTTATAATTCCGTTTCAATTCGTGCCACTTTTTAGTGGGTTTATCATCGACACAATATATATTTATATTATCTTTGATGTATTGGAGATATTCGGGAAACTTTCCATTTTTAGCGTCTATAATCAAATCAATTAAAAATTTGTCGATGTCATTTAATATGAATTTATTTATGTTATGTTTAGAATACATTGAAAAAGCACAAGAACCACAAAACGGTTCACAAATAGTGTCGCATCCTTCCAAATTCACGAAAGGTTGAATTTTTTTTAAATCCTTGAACTTCCCCCCTACATATGTAATAAAAAAGTTGAATTGTTTTATATCCTTCATATATAATTAGTTTATACATTAAATGTAAAAAATGTATTGTTTTTTGACAAAATTGATGTATATAATCACTTTTCATTAAATAATATTTTTCTTCATTAAATAATATTTCAGTAAATAGTAAAGTTTATGAATTTTATTCATTCTATCCATTTTGAGATTATAAACCCGATACATATATATTTGTATGATAAAATTAATTTCTAATACCCACGTATTTTGACGTCATAACCCTATTCCCCGAACCACTGTAGGCAGTATTACAAAAAATCCCTAATTCTGGAGACCAACACACGCCATATAAATTATTTGTTGTTGAGGACGTTCTCAATGCCCAATTTATACCATCAGAAGATGACATTATATTATTAACTGAACCAGTTTCTCCGACAGCACAAAAAACCCCTAATTCCGAAGACCAGCAAATATTAAACCAGTAATTATTTGACGCACCAGTCCGCACAGTCCAATTTATACCGTCATTTGATGTCATCACATACGCCCCCGATGTGGATGTTGCGCAGAAAATCCCCAGTTCAGGAGACCAGCATATACTACGCCAAAAATAGTCAAATCCATTTGTGGATTGAGTTGTCCATAATATGCCGTTTGATGATGTCATAACCCTATTCCCCGAACCAGTCGAGGAAATCGCGCAGAAAATCCCAAGTTCGGGAGACCAAGACAAACCATACCAACTATTGTCCGCTGGACTTGCGTGAGTTGCCCAATTAATGCCATCGGAAGATGTCATAACCCTATTCCCTGAACCAGATGTAGCAACCGCGCAGAAAATCCCCAATTCTGCTGCCCAACGTATCCTATACCAACTATTGTCCGCGGGACTTGCGCGAGTTGCCCAATTAGTGCCATCGGAAGATGTCATAACTCTATTTCCTGAACCAGTCGATGCAACCGCGCAGAAAATCCCCAACTCGGGAGACCAACAAACATCCAACCAATTATTATCAGCGGGACTTACCCGCGATGTCCATGTTATTCCGTTAGGTGATGTCATTACTCTATTTCCCGTTCCTGATATAGCAACGGAACAAAAAAGGGCAAGTTCTGGAGACCAACATATACTGTACCATTCATTATCAATGGGTGAAACTCTTGAAGACCAAGAAGAAACCGCCCTCGTCCCTAATGTTTTATTAGTGAATGTTTTTCTCATTAGTATATTTGAATTATAAGAGTTAATATTACCTCCGATATACAAATTTTTAGAAATACCAACACCACCCGCAATTGTCAATGTTCCAGTGGTTTGAGATGTTGATTGAGTTGTTCCATCAATACTAAAATTTTTTGTTCTTATTGTGAAGTTGTTGGGTTCGAATAAATTTCTAATAGACATTTGTTCTGTATATAAAATAGATTTACAAAATAATTTATGCTATAGCGTTATTAAATATTTGTTCTGCCCAATGTTTGCCCATAGCAATTGTCGGATGTATCATATCGGGATTAAACACACTCATCATATCCGCAATTTCGTAGTAAGAAACGGGTAGTCCAACACTACGGCATGATAGGGCGACGCTTTTAATTGCTTCATTCATTAAAACTCTTTTCGTTTCACTTGGTGCGTCAAATGGCGCAACCCCTGTATATTCAAAGTTAAAACGGGGAATACTCAACAACAGAACATCGCGAGCATTAACAAGGTCGGCAGCGACATAACCACAAACGAAGTCAATATAATTATCATTACCACCTCCACCCGCAGCGTTATTTTTAATTTTTACAACTGCGTTTGGAGTATCAACCCCTAAATCAATTATATATGCGATAGTTCGGCGAGTTGCGATCCCGTTTCCTTCTATAGCGGTATTTACCCAATTAAACTCGTTCGCGTGCGTCCCATTCACTGTTAAAACCCAATCACACGCTACGCCAGTTGTTAATGAGTGTCTAACCGCTATATATCTAACAGTTCCTAAATCCTTTTCTACAAAAGCACCATTTGCGCTGGTAACCGTGCTGAAACCCGTATAAATTATGGGATCACTCCATACACCTGATTTCGTCCAATCGACTTCGCGCATCGTATTAATTTTATTTTGTGGTAAGCAAGCACCAAGGACTAAAGACATAAAACTTTGTGCCCACGCGTAATAATTACCAAATAATGTTTTGCTATTTCTAACATCATTAAAACCATACATTATAATTGAAGATTTCGAGGCATACGCTACGTTAGTTATCGTATCTTTTGTTATGGCATCTGCGGATGTCGCATAATCTGATGTGCTACCGCTTACTGATTTATTAATATTAGTCGTTCCCGTCATTGTTGAAAGTGCGGGACGCCATCCGAATGCGTAGTCCGTATAGGAGTCACCATAAGCGACCCAATCACTCGAGATGTTGAATTTAGGGAAATAGTTAATAATTCCAGAAATACCACCACCACCACCACCGCCAACATAAGGTGCGCCGTTAATGTTGGTAATAGTCAAATCGGTCGCAAATAAATTAGTAGAATTTACATCCGTCGCATTTACATCCGTCGCATTTACATCCGTCGCATTTACATCCGTTGCATTTACATCCGTTGCATTTACATCCGTTGCAAATACATCTTCAACTGTTATGTCTTCTGCTTGTAGATTAAAGTTGTTAGGTTCGAATAAATTTCTAATCGACATTTTATATAATAAGATTACATAAAAATATATATTAAATGTTTTATTTGTATGTTGGATAATTCGAGCAATTACTCTGGCGAGGATTGAAACCCATTGAATAACCACAAGATACCCCTCCCCCTTGCTTCATTTGACGCCATAGTGAGGCAACCCGTGATATTCTTTCTTTTGCGCTTTCCCCTTGTAGTTGCGGGTGTTGTTTTACGAACTGAATGTATGCTGAAGGCATTATATAATTATGTTATATTTTTATTTTCTTTTGTAATATTCCATGTTTTAATAAAACGGGAAATAGTTGGATATGTTATATTATATTTTTCACAAATAAATTTTTTAGTGCTTCCGTTCTTGTATAGTTCCTGTATTTCATTTAAATGCTTTTCATTCAATTTGAAATGACCACCTCCTAACTTCTTACCTTCCGCTTTTGCTCTCTTCAATCCTTGCTTCGTTCTATATGCTATATTTTCCCTTTCAACTTGAGATTTCCAAGCAGTCAAACATAATATAAGGTTATCCGTTGCCGAATTAGTCGGGGGGATATCGTTATTAATGGACACTAAATTAATACCCCGTTCTCTACATTTTGAAACGAAATTTAAACCATCTATAAAATCCCGCGATATTCTGGAATATTCACCCATAATAATTGTGTCGCCTTTTTTCATCTGTTCTAACTTCTTACCCAATAGTCTATTTTCTACCTTCTTCCTTCCGCTTATAGTCTCTTGTATCCATTCAACATTGCCTAATTTATTTTCATTGGCGTAATTCAATATCGAACTCTTGAAATTATTTTCATTCTGTTTTTCCGTGGAAACTCTCAAATACCCGTAAATAGTCATTGTTTTAATTCAAAGTTATACATTATATTTATATTTTAAATTATATTAAAATAATATAATTATATTATATCCTTCAAATTATATTTTAGTGTAAATCTGGAAGGTGTGCGGGATTTAAATATATTATAATCTTGTTGTCCCTTCAAATTTAATTTTTTACGGTAAATCGGCGTTAATCCAACGGAGTCGATAGGTTCTATATTACACCTAATCCGATATTGTCTAATTGCTCGCCGTCTTATTGTATCAAAAAAGACATAATGAACCCCCATTTTAAAAAACGTGTCATATCTTGATTTATATTCGTCTTCATTATATCGTTTCTTTAATTCATCTAATACAAAACTAAATGATATTTTGTTATGGGAGTCCATAATAATATTATGTTATATAATATTATTATGTCAATTAGAAATTTATTTTTTCCTAATACATACGATGTATATTTTGATGACCTAAAAACAAATGATATAAATTCAACAAATGGAACTATAACTTCATTAAATTCAACAAATGGAACTATAGGTTCATTTAGTTCAACATCGGGAACAATAACTTCATTAAATTCAACAAATGGAACTATAGGTTCATTTAGTTCAACATCGGGAACAATAGGTTCATTTAGTTCAACAACTGGAAATATTGGAACAGTGAATGCGGGACGATTGAATATAACCACTACTAAATGGGAAGATTTACAATTAATAGGTTCATTAAGAGTTGGAGGAACTGCTCCCGCTTTTGGAAACTATGATGGAACGGGTGTTTATATGTATGAATTTAGTTCATCAGCAATTAACGAATTACACAGCAACACGCAAATCCCGCATGCGTGTAGCGGTTTGATGATACCGCATGTTCATTGGATAACTTCAACAAATGGAGTGGGTAGCACTAAATGGAATATTAAAATAATCATTTGGAAGGGAATGAATAGCACATACGCCACCGCATTAGATGAAACAATAACAAGTCCCGCACCAGCAGTAGAAAAACAAACGGTAATCGCGAACTTCTCACAAATTGATGTATCAAATATAGGAGGTGTCGATTATCGACCATCAGGTATAATGGCGATAAGAATTCGACGCCTTGGAAATGATGGGGGCGATGATTACGCGGGCACAAGTTGGTTGGGGGGTTTCGATATTCATTACTCCGTTGGACAATTCGGAGGGAGTATTTCCACATATCCCTAATCAAATTTCAATAGTTCTAATTTATTTTCACTCAATAAAAATGTGGGTTTTTTATTATAAACAACCATATGTGTGTTTTCGTCAAACCTTTTGACCCTACGGAGTTCATTTCCAATAAATCCGAAATAAACTTTGAGAATATACGATAACTGACGGAAATTAATGCTGTCTGGCGAGAAGCAGAATTTATTTATTTCTGAATATATATTTTGGAATAAGTCATTATATTTTCTATCATACAGTAAATGAGAAGTAATTAAACAACTAACGCTAATTTTACGCCCTAAATTCAGGATTTGTAAAATCATATTAATTATATTCTCTTTTATAGTTGCGGTTTCCTTCTTATTCTTTCCCGTGAAATATATGAAATCGTCGAATATAATTAAACAGTTGTTGTAATCTCTGGTAATATCTATATTATGACCTTCTTCTTCTTTATCCTTGAAGTATTCATAAGCATTAATATATTGTAAATCGAGAAACTCCGCGTATGTTCTGCTACTATCTCTCATTTTAGATGTGAAAACTCGGCAATTTTCGGGGAGTTTATCCTCTTTACTTTGAGTAATCATAAATATTTTATTATTTGGATATAACCGCTTATAATTACTGGCGTATGTTCTTAATAGGTAAGTTTTACCGCTTCCGCTTGCTCCGCATACAAAAACATTTTCATTTTCCTCTGCTTGGTTTGGTTTTCTTGGTAATACTTCTAAATGTCCCGTGAATTCTGTTATTCCATCTTTTGTTCCGTTTTTATCATCTGTTTTCTTGTAATATATTATGTGGTTTGTTCGTAAATCGAAACAGCAAACGGTGTCGGTTTCTTTTGTGGTTAGAGACATATATATTTGTAATAGAAATATATAATTTTGTTAAAAATTTAACGGTTTTCGGTTAAAATCTTACTCATATTGTCATTTTTTTCAATAATTAGTTTTTTTTTTTATTGGTTCTACGTCCCCCTACTACTCCGCCAGCACTTTGAGATGCCATATATCCGCCGTCTCCATATCCTAACTGGTCGAGAATTGAAGATGCTGGACTTCCAACGAATGGTAGGAGTTTTGCGCCCTTGCTCAAAATCTTTGTAGATTTTAGAATTGGAGAAAGGGTATTAAATAGTTGTTTTCCCTTGTTCCATAATCCCTTGAAAAATGAACCAATAGAACCACCACGGAGTTCTTCATCGGGGTATTCGATGCGTTGTGATGATGCTACAACATCGGTGCTACTGCTTACAACATCGTAAATTGTGCTCATATTGTCATTTACAACAATCATGGAGTCATATACTTCGATTACGTTTAGGTCAAAAGCAGTTCCCGCATTTTGAAGATTACGCGCGGTTATGTTGATTGAGAACACGTTTTTCTGTGTAACTCCATTTGTTAGGAAATCATTACCAGAACCGCCGATATCAAGAATTGGAGAGAATACGAAAACTGAACCTTTACCCGTTGCTGTTGAACCAAGGGCAAGACTTGCGACTTCTGCACCTTGAGTTCCGACCCATTGTCCGAGTGAGAAATCACAAGATAACCCCCGCTTTCTTGAAAGTTCATGCAGTTGCTTTTGAGACATTGCATTAAATACACCAGTGCGGTTTCCGAGTTGAACCGCTACATTTTCGATACGTGCGAAATAGTCAGCGGTCTGCATTTGAATTAGTGCGGTTGTAAATGTGCTTTCTGCGCGTTTTAGATATACTATAATTAGTTTCGGAACTTGTGAAAGTTCATTAACTCCAGATTGGACGACAAATTGGTCGCCTGCGGCAATTACACCCGTAGTGTTTGGTGTGCGCCCAATGTATTTTGTGAACATATATCGCTCATGTCTTGGTGTCTCCATTCCCGCGGGTAGTTGATTGAGAACGTAGCGAAGTTCTCCCTGACCAAGTGTAAATGTTGGAACTATTGCTGGTTGTGGATGATTAGTGCCGTCTACGCGCCACATTCTGGCAAGCATCCCGCTGTTATACTCAAATGTGAGTGTGATTTCATCACTTGCGAGTGGGTATAGTTGTTTAGTGTTGAATGGCGCATATTTTCCAAGGTTAAATACAAGAGTTGTGGTAATTACGGTTGTATTCACCCCATCGTATGTTGCGGTGATTGGGAAACTTCGACGGTTCGACTGAACCACATTATCAGCGGGTAGGGCATATGGAGAACTGTTAGTTCCGAACAGTTGCGGGTATGATTGGCACATATCAATCATTTTTAGGTCGCCTGTTTCTTGATTATCTAATTTCACTTCATCAAGGCATTCCGTTCCGTAGATTATATCGCGTAGATTATAATTAATTACTGAACCGTCAATTTTGATTTTTAGGGTATTTGTGAGTTTTTCTAACGGATTAGCACAAAATCCTTCAGTTGGGGCGTTGTATGGATTATTACCTGCTCCAAGTGCGCCGACTTTTGTAATTGTAATAGGAAGATGAACAATAAGAGAAGAGGGGTCTACTGCTGTTTTCTTGTCGTTAAAACGAATAGTAAATTCCGATGAGTTATTATTTGCTGCGCTTGTTTGTGGGGCGATATAACTATTGACAAAACTCGGACCGACTATATGGGTATATGGTGCTGTTTGAATTCTTGAAACATCGACCGCTGGATAAACTACGTGATTTACATCGACAATTGACATTTTGACTTGTATATATTAATAATATAAAAAAATATTATTAATCGTTTATAATTTCTTTAATTCGTCGAAAACCAAACGGACTGAACAAACATCATCCCTATAAATAAATAAATTGTATAGTAGATTATTCGCATCGTACCAATAGAATTTAAGCGCTACGGTGCTTGTGTCTTGAGTTGTCATAATATTGATTTTTTTGTCGTGGTTATATGAGGTATAATTTAATAAAATCGGTTTCACGTTGTCGTTGTATATTATATCGAAGTTCATTAAAATGTCCGTTGATTGTAGATTGTTATAAAATAATCCGACATCACCAGTAGGGAATGCTTCCGTTTTTGTCTTTAGGTTTGACGTAATCACAATGCCCTTGCATATATTCCATTTTAACACGGTGTCCTGCTTGCTGTCTGTTGCGTGTATATAATAAATAGTTCCGCCGATTGTTTGAGTATTTATAATTTTATTATAAAGTAATAGGCGTGCGTCTCTTCCAGTGGGTAATGGGACTAAAACGTCAGTCAGTCCAACTTTTGGGAAACCGTCGAGATACTGATAGGATAGTGTAGTGTTTAAAAATATGTCTATCTTATTAGCGCCTGTTCCTTCATTGTATAATATGGTTGTGTATAATTTTAATATATGGGTGTCTGGGTCGCAATAGAAGAATGGAGCTGCTTGAGCGGGTGGAAATCCTGCCGAACCTGACAATATAGTAAATCCCGCCGTGAGCGCTTGGTTCATGATGTCGATGAAGTGCGATTGGTGGTAGATATAAAAGAAAAACGGAGAACCCGCGGGGAAGATTGAATAGAAATAAGGGGCAAGGGATATTCTACCTGATGTAAATAAACCCCATGTTAGTTCCAACGTGTAATGATTTGCGGAATTATCGAATATCATCAACGGAATGGAAGTCAGCGCCATTTTGAATTTATCAACGCATACGGCGACTTGTTTGTCTTTCTTTGGTTCAATGAAATTTTTATTGTATGTCTTCGAGACCTGCGCCATTCCATTTGAGGACTCGGATGTAATAACTTGGTTAAAATAGGTTCTATCCATAATATACTATTAGTTGATATTATTTTTATCAACTAATTGTATATTATGGACAAGGAATTAAAGGTTTTATACAATTCACTAACCACAGCGGGAAATTATCCGATTTCAACGGTTGATATTAGAAATATATTAAATACTCCAGTATTTCAATATGATGATTTAAAAAATTTAAATTCAATAGATGATGTATTACCACGAGAAAAAGACGCCGTCATTTTATACGTTAGAAATGAAAATTCGAATATTGGACATTGGACTGTATTGTCTCGAATTGGTGATGTTGTGGAATACTTCGACAGTTATGGGGAAATGCCACAAAATAAAGATGTTATTAATTTAGTTAGAAAAAGCGGTTATAAACTAATTATTAATAAAAAAAGATTTCAAAAATTACAAATGACGTGTGGATTTCATTGTATATTTAGGGTTTTCTGTTTGTTGTATAAGAATATGAATTTAAATGATTATATTAATTTTATGAAAACTCCAACCGACCACGACAGAGCGGTGATTTTTTATATTTCTATGTTGGTTAATTTAAAATTTAATATAGTTTGATTTTTTTTATTATCTAATTAATTAATATAAACAATGCCAGTAATTGCGGGTTATTATCAACCTTACGGTGCGAAGGGAGTCGGACGAATTCAAAAAGGAGAAACTCGTGATGCGTATAATCAGATGAGAAAACAACACCAATCAACAACTGTTGGAAAACGGGCGGAAGAATTTGTTAAATCGGGGAAAGGTTCTTTGAAGAAATTTAATAGGGAGGAATTAAATCCAACCGTCAGGAGATTTACATTGAGTAAAGATTTTATTAAAACAATTGAGGAAATGAAAAAATCCGTCAAAATTGTGGAAAAAAATGTCAAAAAAGCGGAAAAAATTGTCAAAGAAGCGGATATTATCGCTCCAAAAAAAAAAAAA